ATCGTTTTAACTCTCGTTCTTCACATCTTGTTACATCACCTATTGTTTTACAACCCATCATGCCTAATGCGTTCATTGATCTCATAGAAAGTTCTAAGTCTTCTATTCCCTTGTTTAGTATATCGTTCATTTGTCCTCCTTTATTTTTTGCAACATATCAACTTCTACTCCGTCTGCGATATATTCTAGTGGTTTAAATCTTATACCGTCTTTAAGTCTATATGTTATTTCATTCCCACTTTTGTCTGTTTTAACATTTCCATCTTCATCATGTAAATAAAATGTTATATCAGAAACGCCAACGTAGTAGTCTTTCATTTCCAACTCCTTATAAATTGTGGTTGATATTTAAGTTTTCGTTCTTCTTGTTCTTCAAGAAACTGCTCCCAACTGTCTGCGCTTGTGGTTTGAATATCGTTGTATTCATCTATCAGCAACTCTGGGTGGCAACCATTGTCGATCATATCTTGAAGTTCTTTTAATCTTTTATCTTTCCAATTCATTAATTATTTTTTTCCTTTGCAAACGTGTTGTTTATGTCTGGTGGCATATCACCTTCCATAATTCTATTTATCATCTTTTTTATAAAGGTGTTGTCGTGTTTCTCACCATTTTTGCCATACCTACCCATAACCCTACTCCACACCATTAAAAAATAAAAAATGATAACTTGATCCATTTGTGGGTTTGGAAATAGTGTAGATATTTTTTCAAAGCCCTTTTCAATATCCCTTTGAATTAGGTCTTGAACTTCGTTTGAATATTCTTGATTTGGGTCTTCCTCTATAAATTTATCTTTCATACTCCCTTATACTCCAACATTGTCCTTAGTGTCAAGATTAATTTTAAGGGGTTATCCGTGTGGATAACCCCTATTGCGTGTGTTATTTACAAGCAATTCTTAAAAGTTCTTGCGGTACAGCTAAATTAATATCAGCTTTTTTCATCTGATCTTTTAATGTTTTAACTGTACTATTTATATCACTACCCGTATGAACTATAACTTTGCAATTTTTCTGCAAGTCGTTCATTTGATTGTATAAGGTGTGATTTTTTCGAACATGTCTCTTAGCCTCGTCATAACACACTTCGTCTAACTGACTAACAAACCAATCAACGTCCTCTTTCGAGGTATCGTCAAATTTAACGTTGTTGTCATGGTGGTCTTTCCAACCCCTTGACTTACTTATCCTATTTAACTTTACCCCTATTTGTTGGGCTATCGCTTGTTTTTCAGATAGTAGTTTGTTTTCTGTTGCTTGTTTGCTTGAAACAAAAGCCTCATACTTTTTTATGGCTTGATCCAAGTTTTTCAAGTCTTTTTCAACACCGCATACTTTTGGAAACGATTGCTTTTTCTTATCCGCAATCCTTTGCGCTTCCATTGATATCTCGGTGTCAATGCTTGACTTCTTGTCGTTAAATTCTTCTCGAATATAATTGACCCAGAACTCAAGCTCGTTGCTTCTTATTGGTTTCATATTATCCTTTCGTTAGGTTATTTGTATCCCAGATAATCCTATAAGTCAATAGCTATTTTTAAGGTTTTAGATTGTGGCTTTTTTGTGTTAGTGTTGCCTTAAAAATGCCATGCTACCCGAAAGAAAATTATATCAAAAATTAAAGAAAAATATCCCGTCTATTTCTTGGAATAGAATAGAAAATTTAAGCCTTTTAGGTATGCCAGATTTATTGGGGTACAATAAAAATAACCAATTTTTCACAGTTGAATTAAAAGTCGTAAAAGGGAACAAGATAAGATTTTCGCCTCATCAAATTGCTTGGCATAAACGACACCCGAAAAATACATTTATCTTGGCCGAGACCCTCGTTCCAAGTTCCATGAAAACTTCTTCATTGTCCTTGTTCCACGGTTCATCAATCATGTCGCTTGTGCGTTATGGTATGAAAATTAAGCCTGTCGCTTGTGACTTCCGCGCTTGTGCGTTGGTGTTTGAAAATTTAAAATCCCCATGAACCGCGCTTGCGGTTCACGGGTCAACCTAAAAGGTAAAATGACGGTCAAGTCAGTCGAACCCAACTTGACTATTTCGGTAATTACTCCGACACAATGTCAGCGATCGCGACTTGACCCGCGAACCATTGCTCAAAGTGCACAGGATTTTAACCCAATCGGTGCAATGGTTCACGGCTCAAGCTACTAGAGCCAACGTTGTTTTAATGCGTAGCCGTCATTGAATAAAGTTTGCGACAATGAATATACAACATGAAATCCCATATCCATACCACAACCTTGAACCAATAAAGAACCGTCATCTTTTAATTTATAACCTAATGCTTTTGATACATAATAAGACCAATAACTAGGGTTGCCGTCTTTTATGTCTAAAACTTTAATACGTCTAGACATTCCAGACGGGGCGACCTTAGTAACTATTGTAAATAAAGTATCCCCTTTTTTTAGGTTCTTTTTTAGGTAGTCAATAGCGTCTTTTTTTTCTGCTTTCATAGTCCTATAATATCATTGACAACATAGTTGTCAACTGTTATATTTCAAATCAACGGAAAGGTGAAAAGATGACAGATAAAGAAAAAATAAAATCAGCTTACGACATGACAGACGAAGAAGTCGCAAAATCCGTTGACCTTGAAACTTCGGACTTTGACGAGAGTGGGGATATGTTGGACGAGTTGCGAGATATTATGGAGGGCAACGAATGACAGTATCAAAAAAATGGCAAGAGGGGTTTATTAAGTACGGCTTAAAAAGAGGGTTTATAAAACCACCTCTTGAAAGTGAGAACGAACGAACCGAACGAATAAAAAAAGAAAATGCAAACATTGAGAGAATAGACGCGCAAATTAAGAGGGTCAAAAAATGGTAGAAATATTTACACAAGCGCCTTTAGAATTAAGAATAATAATTGGTGGTTGTTTGATTAGTGGCGCGTGGTTCTTGTACAGTGAATATAGAGCCGAACAGAAAAAAAAAGAACGACACCAAAAAGATTTAAACGAGAGCTTTAAAAAAGCTAAATTAAAGCTGGTTAAAAAATAGACAATCTCCCACGTAAAAAGAGAAGCCCCGTTCATGTTTCATGGACGGGGTTTTTTTATGCGTGTAGGGGTCTCAAACGGCTTTGCTTTTTTGCTTTGTTTTTTGACCCCGTCCACCCTTGACGCAGAAAGGGATCCTAATATGTGTATATATATGCTTGATTTACACATTCATTCCCCGTAAAATACTTGTCGAAATAAAAAGGCATAGCAAAAAAATTTTTCAAAAATTTTTTATGAATCGGACTATTGATATTAACAAACTACCCATAGACGTTAGAACGGAATACATGAAACTTAAAGTTAAGTTTCGTGAGAAACAAGTGCAAGTCAAAGCAAAGAATGACTTCATGTCTTTTGTAAAATGCGTCTGGCCAGATTTTATTGAAGGTGCACATCATAGACATATCTCAGAAAAATTTAACGATCTTGCAAATGGAAAGATCAATCGATTAATTATTAATATGCCACCAAGACATACGAAGTCTGAGTTTGCATCTTATCTTTTGCCAGCGTGGATGGTGGGCCGTGATCCAAAGCTCAAGATCATCCAAGCAACCCACACGGGCGAACTTGCAGTAAGGTTTGGACGGAAAGCCAAGAACCTTATCGACAGTGATGCTTATAAAAATATTTTTAAAACAAAACTACAAGAAGATAGTAAAGCGGCAGGACGTTGGGAGACAGCGCAAGGCGGAGAATATTTCGCAGCCGGTGTAGGTGGTGCTATTACAGGACGGGGCGCGGATCTATTAATTATTGATGACCCGCACTCGGAACAAGACGCACAATCTAAAACAGCATTAGAGGCAGCTTACGAATGGTATACATCAGGTCCACGTCAACGTTTACAGCCTGGCGGTAAAATTGTTTTAGTTATGACGCGTTGGTCACAAAAAGATTTAACAGGATTACTTTTAGCAAATCAAAAAGAAGCAAAGTCTGACCAATGGCACGTGGTTCAGTTTCCGGCGATCATGGACCATGGAACAACAGAGGCGCAACCTGTCTGGCCTGAGTATTGGAAGATGGATGAATTAGAAAAAGTACAAGCCACATTACCCGTTGCTAAATGGAACTCACAGTGGATGCAAAATCCAACATCAGAAGAAGGAGCGATTTTAAAACGTGAGTGGTGGAAAGTATGGAAGCATGATCACCTGCCCCAACTTCACCACGTTATACAATCCTATGATACAGCGTTTATGAAAAAAACGTCAGCTGATTATTCTGCCATTACTACATGGGGTGTATTTTATCCAAGCCAAGATGAAGGAGCTAATCTCATGCTATTAGATGCGATCAAAGGAAGATTTGAGTTTCCAGAGTTAAGGCGTGTAGCTTTAGAGCAATATAAATACTGGCAACCTGAAACGGTGATTATTGAGTCTAAAGCATCAGGATTACCCTTAACCTATGAATTACGTAAGATGGATATCCCTGTTGTTAACTTTACACCGAGCAAAGGAAATGATAAGCATGTCAGAGTTAATTCGTGCGCACCTCTTTTTGAGTCAGGTCTGATATGGGCACCAGATCAAAAGTTCGCTGAAGAAGTGGTTGAAGAGTGTGCTGCATTCCCCTACGGGGATCATGATGACTTGGTTGACTCAACGACCCAAGCAATTATGAGATTTAGACAAGGAGGTCTTGTCATGCATCCTGAAGATTATGATGATGAAAAAGACAAACAAGTAAAACCTGTGAGGACATATTATTAATGAAAAACATTCCGCTAATGGTGGCAAAACCAGTATTAAAAAAATTTAGAAAAGAGATTCAAAAATTAAATAAAGCTCAAACATCTGGTGGTGGAAGTTTTAAAAATCTAAACAAAGCACAATCAAGACTTGATTCTGCTAAAGAATATACACAAGGTCTTTTAAAAATAGCGAAGAAAAAATTACCTCCCTCTGCTGTAAAAATGGTAAAAAAAGGTTTTGATGAAGTCATTAAAAAAAGAAAAGAGTTTAGAGATGCAGTTGCTGAATCAACTGCGAAAAGGTTAAAAGGTAGGAAACCAAACTTTAAAGGTGGTCTAATTAGAAAACCCAAGCTAGCGAAACGAGGGTTCTAGTGGTAAAGAAGCTAACAACAACTATACCTCCTCTAAGAGGACCAAACCCACAGGGCTTGAATATTCCCTTAAAACAAGTTAAGACTGTAAGATTGGAGAAAACAAATGGCAGAAATCGACAAGTCGCTTCCAGGCGAAATAAGAACAGAGATTAAAGTTCCGGGCGAAGAGGTTACGGAACAAGTTGACATCGAAGAACAGGTTCCTGAAAAAGGTCCCATTGAAGTTATACCCGAAGAAGACGGTGGCGCGACCATCGACTTTGAACCAGGTGCAATTAATATTCCTGGAACAGAATCACACTTTGATAATTTAGCAGATATTTTACCCGCAGATATTTTAGAACCACTCGGTTCTGAATTAAAAAATAATTACATCGATTATAAGATGTCAAGAAAAGATTGGGAAAAAGGTTATACCGATGGACTTGACCTATTAGGATTTAAATACGAAAATAGAACGGAGCCGTTTCAAGGAGCTTCTGGTGCAACGCACCCTGTGTTAGCTGAAGCTGTTACACAGTTTCAAGCAACCGCATACAAAGAGTTATTACCAGCAGACGGTCCAGTAAGAACACAAGTGTTAGGGGTGAAGAACCCACAAAAAGATCAGCAAGCACATCGGGTAAAAGATTTCATGAATTATTTAATCATGGATCAAATGAAAGAATATGAACCAGAGTTTGACTCTATGCTATTT